GTACTCTTATTGTCTGGAGGGGTACTCCCCACCAGATTGTTGTAATCTTTTATCGCTGAGTTTTCCAAAGCTTTTCCAATAAGGGTTAGACCTAACCCAACACCTAGTCCAGGTAATCCACCAACTCTTACTATTTTGCCTGCTCTAGATAAAGCAACACCTACCGCTTGACGGTTGAGACCAGAGCCAACTACCGTTGAGGCCGCAGCAGCTGCAGCAGCTGTAGGGGCCGCTGATGATGCAATGCTTCCAGCAGTTGTTGATACTACGCTAGCTGTAGCTAGGTTGTTAATTCTTTTTAAAGCGTCAGCTTTTTTTACTGTTTCTTTTTTTACAGCAGCTTTCTTTTTTTGAAGTAAGCCTGGAGGAACTATGAATGGCATTAGTTTTTAGCCGCCTTATCTAGAGTCTCTGAGTTTGATAGAGCCGCCTTTAGGGCTGCAATATTGTCTTGTGCGCTTCCTCCACCAGATAGGTTTACAGTAACGCCGCCGTAGTTATACGTCGTAGCGCCTACTTGAGATGTAGTTTTTAATGCAGGGCTTGACATAGAGGTAAAGCCCTTTAGTAAATCTGATACTAGATTTCTATTGTTGGTTCCTTCAGTGCTGAACAACTTAGACCAACTAAACTTTCCGTCATCTTTTCCGTTATTTTTAGCTGAGGCGGAGGAGAAGGTAGACCTATCTGAGCCACCATCACCTGAAGAGTTGTTGTTACCAAGTACAGATTTAGTAGACCAAGAGCTCCAGTTATATCCTTTTTGAGACATGTGGTATGCAACACGTGCATTAGTCTCTGCATCAAAAAGGTCGTTAACTGAGTTTAATTTAAATGATTTACCGCCTGCCATGTTCCAAGACTTATTTAGACGTTCGTCCATAAGGTCGCCAAGCATGTTAATTTGGAATAGGCCGTAGGATAGGTCCCCACCATGTGGGTTAAATGCGTATGGGCGTCCACCAGACTCAGCACCAGCAATCTTTAATGCGTTTGCTAATCCCTGTCCTTCAAAGCCCGCTCTTTCCAATACCTTCTTTAATTCATCTGGGCTCAACTTAGTTCCACTTGAGCCCTTAGGGCCTGTAAAGTTTCCGTTGTGGCTGTGTCCTGGGTACGCAGCGCCACCCTCATGTCGGAATGGGTGATTCTTTAGCTCATGGTTAGGAACAATAATTCCTGGTTGTTCAGGTACAAAGAGTTCTGGACCTTGCTCACCTACAACGTAAGGGAGCTTTCCTCCAACAGGTCCGCCTTCTGCTTTAAACATTCCGCCAAGAAGACCACCTAGTAGTGGGCCAGCAGCAAAGTTAAACGCTCCAGACAATACACTGCCAAGACCGCTTTGCCCTAATGTTCCTATACCGCTTTTAATTGCCCCAATTCCAGAGAACAGACCAGTAAATCTATCGATTAAGTTCATGAAACCTGTGAAGTAGCTAAGCACGCGGTTTGCATACGTGAAGGCGTCAGCCATAGCAGGTGCTGCTTGCTGTAGGGTTCTAGTAGATTCTGTAATTCTTTGGCTTAAAGAACTAACTGCAGGTGTAGTAGCGCCATACTTCTCACCAAGTTTTTTAAGGTCTCTTCCAGCAAAAGCCTGTCCACCACTTCGCGCTTTAAGCATAAGACCATCTTCTACCTGCTTACGAAGTAGAGGGTCATTTCCAAAGTATTGGTCAAGCATAGATGCCAGAGCATTACCAGGCTGTAAAGAGATAGCTACATCTTGAGCAGTGACGGGTTCATTGCCCATCTTTTCTCTCATTAACTTAGCCCAGATTTCATCAATAATCTGTGGCATAGGTTTCATAGAACCATCTTCACCACGGATACGGATACCAATACCGCGAAGCATGTTGACGTTACGACCTTGTTGTATAGCGCCGTATGCTCTCATTGAGCCTTCAACACCAATACCAGGGGTAAGGTTAGACATCTGCGCTGCGCCAAGCGCTACGTTTGCAAAGTTAGGTCCACCAATACCAAGCTGTCTTGCAGCTTCCATTGCTTGTACAGTATCGAACTTACCTGTAGTAGTTCCCTGTCTACCCAACTGTTGTAACAAAGCAGTCGCTCTTGCATAGTCGCTGTTAGGGTCTGGGTTACCTGGAATTAAATTAGAGAACGGTCTAATTCTTCCACCAGGTTGATAAGAGGCTTGCTGCTGGTAGAACACCATTCTTTGAGTAGCTAGTTCATACTCAACAGCCTCTTTTGCTGTAGGCATTCCAGCAATACCACCAACAGCTCCGCCCATTAAACCGCGCTGCATTGCAGGCGACATACCTCCACCGCCACCACCAGTGCCTGTTGGCGCACCTGTGTAGTATGTAGGTAGAGGGCGATAAGGTTCTATGCCAGGGGCATTGAATACTGTGTTATGCCCAGACTGACGGTACATGTAATCTTGAGATGTTTCACCCAAGCTTGTTACATTAAATACTGGAACAGGTGCAACAAGATTATTACCAGGCTGTCCGTAACCACCGCCACGCCCACCTAGGCGTCCCATCGCTCCACCGAGTAGGTTTGACCAACCACCTGTGTCTTGCTTTAGGAGGTTCATCTCCTGTCGCAGTGAGGACAGGCCAGTTCTTAGGGATGAGATAAATGCGGCAGCGTTAGAGCTACCCATGTTAAGGTCTTCTCTTGCCATCACTATCCTCTAGGTTGGTATCGTTGGGAACGTTCTAACCAGTTCTGTCTTTCACGAACTGATAAGGCGCGTATGTCTTTTAGTGTCCATCCAGTAAAAGACCTTGTTAGGACTTCGTACTGGTCAAGTAGCTCTTCGTAATCTGCTTCGCTATATACGAAACAAATCTAGCAAGCTCAGCGGTAGAGAGATATCTTCACCGCATGCCTTGCAAGCTTTCTTCACCTCCCCAAGGCGAGGGCCTGGGTTGCGCTTGATAATCTCGTCGATTACGCGGGTGCGGTCTGCCATACCAAGTGATAGTGCAGTACCAGCTCCAACAGATGGTTCACCGTTTATTGAAACAATACATCCAGATAGTAAGAGTGTATTAATCTCGGCTGATGTTTTGTCGTAGTTTTCCATCAACCGCTTTTGTGTTATACCGTTTGGAAGAGCTACAGTTACCTGGCCTTGCTTAGTATCCATAACCCATGCGCGGTCTCCCACTGGGTCTTTCAACCGAACAACAGGGACATCTTCCACTAGGTCAATAGTTGTCTCATGCTCATCTTGGCAAGAGAAACACTTAACCATTAGGGTTGATGTCTGTCCAAATGTAACCCTTCTAATACCTAGAAGGATTGCGTCACGGTCTCCCGATAGCAACATATCTAGGTCGTCGGCTGTGGCTTCCTTGTCTCCAAGTTTCACCAAGCCTCTGGCTAGTAGAACGTTGAGAGCCTTGCCTGAAGAACCTGATTTAGCTACAGCTTCTTCATCTGCTCCTGTTAGTTCTCTAACCTCTGCCGAGGTATGTAGTTCACCCTTAAGGTCGATGAACCCACCTGGCAGGTCTACCTCAGACTCAGAAGGCGCCCGCGTCTTAATCTTAGGCGCGGGCTCCTCTGAAATCTTTTCAGCAAACTGTTGTAGTAATTGTGCATCGGTAATAATGTCTGACATTTTATACTCCTATTGGTTGGTTTAAAGCTTTCCAGTATCCTTACGGACGTAGTTTGCATCAGTAAAGAACACTGACAAACCTTCGTGAACTAGTGACATTGACTCATAAAGAATCGCTCCGTCAGCAGCATTTAGGTCTGTATAGTTTAGCGTAGTAATCCAAGCGTTATGAATCTTGAATCCCATACGTGGGGTGTTGTCATTTGCAGTGGTTGTTGCTGAGTTTGTAGCAGTGTTTGGGTGGTCCATTACATAGACGTTAATGTCTACGCGGAAGTTCTTGTCCACTCCACCTTGACGCATTGCAATGCCTTCACCTGAAGATGTAGCAAACAATCCACGCATCCAGGTAATAGCCTGGTCGTTTCCGTAGAGAACTCCACGCTGGAAGGTTACTGGTGAGAAGGTAGTCATACCAGGTACCTGGTGTACGGTGGTGTTATAGCCACCTTCACGGTACTGGATTGACTGTGTATTAATGCTGAGACCAGAGATTTGTGAGAAACCACCAATCCAGCTAGATGAGATACCAGAGGTTGCTGGTTCTGCAGTTGAGCCAGTTAGGATTTTATCAGTGAACGGTGCGCCACCTTGAGCGGGTGTAAACTGTGCATAAAATCGGAACGAGCGTAGTGGGTCAGTCGCTAGCTTTGAGAAGCGATTGATGATACTTGAAGGGGTTGTCATTTATTTGGCTCTCCTTTACGCAACAGTAACGGTGGTTCCACCGTCAAACTGGCCAATTTTGATGATTACGAATTCAGCTGGACGCTGTAGGGCAACGCCAACTTCAATGTTTACTTGGCCTTGGTCGATTAGGTACTGAGGGTTGTTCTCAGAATCGACCTTGACAAAGAATGCCTGGTCAGGAGTAGCACCACGAAGGCCTCCCTGTGACCAGAACTGTGTGAGGAATGAAGAGACTGTTGCATCTAGACGACGCCATAGTCCTTCGTTGTTTGGCTCAAAGATTGCAAACTGTGTAAGGTCAGTAAGAGACTTGCGTAAGTAGATAAGTGAACGACGTACTGGTACGTACTTGTCGATGTAACCTGCCTTAAGAGTTCTTGCTCCCATTACAACATAGCCTGAACCTGGGATAAAACGGATAGCATTTACAGGAGCTGCTGCTGAGTTAAGAGAGTCAAGGTTTGCATTTGTAAGCTGACGTGTAGAAACCACACCAGCAAGACGAGCCTGCAAACCAGCAGGTGCCTTGTAAACTCCACGAGAGTTATCTGTAGTAGCGATAAGACCTGCCACAGCTGCTCCAGCACCTACAGTTACAGTTCTACCAGTGGTAGCACCTAGTGCAACAGTTGGGTCTGCAATAACTAGAGGTGGGTAGTAAACAGCTGCTAGAGAGCTTGCTGTGTACTGAGCAGAGCGAGTTAGCTGGTCTGCTGGAGTGTTGTCAATTCCGTCAATAACTACGAACACGTCATCGCGTGATTCAGCGTAGCTAATGGCAGCGTTTACAACGTTTACAGCTGTCTGACCTGGCAAGTTAAGAACCAGAGACTGAAGTACTGTATCAAATGCGGCAAGACCTGCTGAATATTCTGTAACTGAAACAGCGTTTCCAACTGAACCGCCAGCAAGTGTTTGGTTAGCAACAACAGCTGGGTTTCTTGTAGTTCCAGTATTTGCAGAGTTTAGGTCTGTCAATGTTACGTAGTTAGATGAAACATTAACAACGTTTAGTGCATAGCGTGTGTCAGTAGTTGTCATAGATAGCTGACTAAATGTCTCTACAACATTTGAGTCTGTCTGACCACCGCTGTAGACGATAAGGTCAAAGTAGCCAGTCTCAATAGAGTTAGCAATAGAAATGTTTAGGTCATTTCCCCAGCGACCAGGGTTCTTAGCAGCTACTTGGAGAGTTGCTGAAGCGCTGACAGCTCGGTCATTGAGTGAACGAGTAGCAAGGCCTGGGGCTGCTGCAATACGTGTTACGTAAAGCTGGCTGCCACCATTTGAGAAAAACATGTAAACTGCAAGTGGCAATGAGTTGTTTGTATAAGAGTTCCAAGAACCAAACAATGTTACGTACTGGTTCCAAGATGTTACGAGTGAAGGGGTGTTGATAGGACCGCGGTCGTTTTCACCAACTAAAGCTGTAACAAACTCTGAGTTAGTTCCAGCGATTGGCTGTACAGGGTTCAACGTTTCTTGAACGTATACCCCAGGGCGTTGAAATGCCATTTAGATTATCTCCTTAGATAGATTTTACGTGGTTGCCGTTTATTACAAGATTTCGTAGACCGAAGGGATAGACGTCTGGTTGTTTACTGGTAGGTTAATAGTGACAGAAGTAATAGCAGCAAATGCTGTGGCTGCTACTGCTGGGGTCATCTCACTAACCACCCTTAATGTAAAGACGTTACGTAGGAGGCGTCGGTTTCCACTTTCCGCATCCTCAAACGTATCTCGCTTTGCATATCCATCTACAAACATAGACCGCTTGCTGTACTCAGTTCCTAACTGATTACTTACAGGCAGTACGCCGTACTTAGATGGAAACTTATTCCACATTTGAAACAGGATGGCCCTGTCATGTCGTGGGTGTCTTGCATAGGTTGTAAGCTGATAGATAAGGTCGTAAGCAATAGGGTAGTCGTATTCGTAGACTAAACCTGGCACAGCTGTGATAGTTCCACGATAGTCCCCGTCGTGTAGCTTTCCTTGAACCTGACGGTCATTAGCTGGAACAACATCAATTAAATCTATAGTTACAAAAGGAAACTCCTGTGCACGGATTTCTACATCAGGGTATCCGAACCATACCT